AAGGGTGCTCAGGATGCATGGGAAAAAGTTATTGATGGAACATACACTGGTTTTTCAATCGGTGGCAAGATGAATAAATGGGATGACGGTTATGATGAGAAGAGCGACACTGCTATTAGGATTATCAAAGATTACGATTTGGTTGAACTATCATTGGTTGATAGTCCAGCAAATCAGTTTGCCAATATACTATCTGTTGAAAAGGTAGACGGTGTTGATACCATCACAGGCGAGGGTACAGAAACAATCCTAGAAAATGTATTCTGGGATAAAGAATCTGGATTAGTAACAATCTCAGAAGAAGAAACAGCATTAAGCCCAGTCACTGGTGCAAGTATGCAAAACATAGGTTTTGTCGAGAAGTCAGATGCTGACAAACTTGACATGATAAAGTTCTTAGTAGATAGTGCTAAAGGCATTAATACTTCTAAGACTATTAAAAAGGAGAATGATAACATGACCGATGAAAACGTAAACGTTGAATCAGTAGATGTCGCTCCAGAGGCAGAAGTTGTAGTTGACGCTCCTGCTACAGAAGAAGTTGTTGAAGACGCTCCAGTAGCAGAACCAACACATGTAGAAGAAGTTGTAGAAGAAGTTGTTCCAGGTTCAGAGGAAGAAATTGCCAAGGCAGTTTCAGAACTAGGCTCAACAGTTACAACAGCCTTTAGCGACATTACAGCAATCATTAAGTCACTAGCAGATGCAAATGCATCACTAGTTTCCGAAGTTGCTGAACTAAAGAAGTCACTCGGATATGTAGCCTCAAAAGTTACAGATGCAGAGTCAGGCTTTAACAATCTTGGAAAGCGTATCGATGCTGTTGAAGCAGACACCGCTTTCCGCAAGTCTGGTGACCTCGGTGAGGTCATTCAGGAACCAGTACTGGTGGAAAAATCAGTATGGGGCGGATTATCAAAAATATGCCTTCAGGTGCGTCTCCAGTTTCTGGATACCCTAACGCTGAAGGTGCTTTCGGTACATCAGACAGCGTGTCAAGCGGCACAGGAGCGTTCTCAGAAAACGGAACTTTCCTAGGCAACAGCCCAACTGCTAACTTTGGTGTAACAACAGGTGCAAATGCTGTAAACCCATCTAGCACTGCGAACAACAACTATCCAGGTACTGGTATCCTACGCCCTGAACAGGCAAGACGATTTATCGACTATGTTTGGGACGCAACCACACTTGCAAAGGACGGACGCAGAGTTACAATGAGAGCAAACACAATGGAGTTGGAGAAGATTAACGTGGGAGACCGTGTTATTCGTGCTGCAAACCAGGGTGTTTCAACATACACTAACACAGGTGCAACTTTCTCAAAGGTTGAACTAACTACCAAGAAAATTCGTCTAGACTGGGAAGTTTCTGCGGAGACACTCGAAGATAACATCGAGGGTGCTGCTCTAGAGGACCACCTAGTTCGTCTAATGACTAATGCTTTCGGTAACGACATCGAAGACCTAGCCATTAACGGTGACGGTTCAACAGGTTCGTTCCTAAGCATTATGAATGGATTCATTAACTTGGAGAAGACTAACCCTAGCGTTAGTTCTGGTAACAACCCTGGAAGTGCACACGAAGTAATTAACACAACACTAGTTGGGTCAAATGCTGCGTTCACTGATTGGACAACTGAAAGAATGCAAGCACTTATCTTGGCTATGCCTCGCAGATACCGTGCTATCACTAACGGACTAAAGTTCTATGCTGGTACAGACACATTTGCCAACATTGTTAAGAACAATGGTACTGTTATTGCTAACATCGGTTCTACTGAAGGTTCTCGTGGAGAGTTCCTAGGTGGTGCAAACCAGACTTTCGGTGAAGCACGTCAGACTCGTGTTCTAGGTGTACCTGTTCTTGAAGTTCCTTACTACCCTGCAGGATTCGTTGACCTAACGTTCCCACAGAACCGTATTTGGGGCTTCCAGAGAGATATCACTGTAAACCGTTTCTATGTACCAAAGAAGGACACTGTAGAATATACAGTATTCGTTCGCTTTGGAATCGCATGGGAAGAACTGGATGCAGTAGCATTCGCAGACGCAACAACAGACTAATCTCTGTTTAGCGTTACACTTGAATGGGGGTAGGGATTAAGTTCTCTACCCCCTTTCTATATTTATCTGGTATAATTAAATTAAATCTAAGGAGGATTTATCATGGCTGAAGAAAAAAAGACACCTACCACAAAGCCTGTTGTTGAAGATGCGGTTGCAGAAACAGTGGCAGAAGTAATTGAGGAAAAGGTTATCGTAGCACCAGAACCAACAAGAGACGTTCCTACATTGGGATTTAATGCAGATGGCGTAATTGGTTCAACAACCACAAATGCTGGAAAAGCAAAGGTAGAAAAGAAAGAAGTTGAAGAAGTATCAACAACCACTAAGGTTGCATTATTTTCAACACGCAACGTATATGCAGATGGTTTTGGAAAAATTAATGTTGGTTACAACATTGTTCCAAAAAGATATGCAGACTTCTGGACAGCACAAAGAGGCATTCGCCTATGTACTCCAGAAGAAGTAGCGGAGGCATTTGCCTAAATGGAGGTTTTGAGAGTTCCACCTTATCCAATTACAACTAAATGGGATGTACCAGCGGCTAACACTGCATACTCTGTTTATGTACAGGATTTGGTGGACCACTCATCCGAAACAACAACCCTCACATCAGATGCAAATAAACAAATTTCATATATTTTGCCAAGGTCAAAAGTTCAATACGACCGTGACTTTTTGTTTCAAGTAAAAGATTCTGCTGGAGAAATCGTTGTAGATGAAAACCTAACAATCTATAGACCATATGTTAATCCAAATACTCTAGCAACTACAGCAACTGAAATTGCGGAATATAAGAAATGGGAAATCATTGCTAGGTCTATTATGGATAACTATCTTGACAAAAGCGATTTCTACAATCATAAACTTGTTATTGTCAAAGAAGGTCAGGGTGGGGATTATTTTCCAATCTGGCACAATGTTAACAAGGTTCTAAAGGTCTATGAAAATAACGTTCTTATTTATAATGGCGAAGATGTTCCAATTACTCTTGCAACACAAACCCCAACGATATCATCTGGAACCGTAACCCTAACAACTGCTACTGCACACGGATTTGAAGTTGGAGAAGTAGTGACTATTTCTACAGTTGTTCCAACAGGATATCGTGGAACATTTGTAGTTACAGCAGTTCCAACAACCACATCTTTTAGTTTTGCAAACTCAACAACAGGAAATATATCTACTGCTGGTACGGTTCTTAGAGTATGGGAGTATGAGTACAAGACATTGCTAGACAATTCTGCTATTGCTAGGGTGGAGGCAAATGGGGTATACAATAGAAATGAATCAACTCCTCTAAGACTTCCAGCAGGTTCTGGAGACCTAGCGGTACACGCTGGACAAAGAACTGGATATGTAGCATTTGCAGAAGGAAGCGACTTTACTTTTGTTTTAGATGCAGGATATAAAACAATTCCAGCAGATGTTGAAAAGGCTGCAACCATTCTTGTAGAAGAACTAAAATGTGGCTCAAATGACTACTACAAAAGATTTGTAACCCAGTACAAAACAGACCAATTTGATATCAAGTTTGCCCCACAATTCTTGGAGGGAACTGGCAACATGCTTGTTGATAAGATTCTTAACAACTATAAGGGCAATGTCTTCAAGCCAGCAATACTATAATGATATGCGAAACTACAGACTTTACCTACCCCCTACTTGCTGATATTTATTATCCTATTGTAGAAACAGGTGCTTATGGAAATACAAAAAAGCAATGGGTTTTAGATAAAACAGTAGCCTGTTTCTTTAATGTTGCTGGTAGCAAGTTTAAAGAAGATGTTAATACAGAACCAAACCTAAACATAAGAACTGCAATCATTGGGAGAGTCAGAAACGACCCAGCAGTGTCTAGCACAGAAACCCTATATTCTATCACTAATATTGTTATTACTAATATTAGAAACAATGCTGGAGAAAGTATCTATAATGAATCTTCAGGACCACGTTCTGGAAACACCACTTTGTTTGAGGTAGCAACTCTAAGCCCAATCGTTGGTCCATTTGGAAAGGTAGAGTATTACAAGGTTATTCTTAGACGTTCTGAAAATCAGGCGGTAGACTTGTGATAGTCAAGTTTGAATCAGATTCTTTGGTTGAAAAGTTAAATAATATTGCAAAGTATTCTATTGGATTTTTGGAGGGTGCAGAAGAAGCACAGGGTAAGTTTCTAAACAATTTAGGAGAGACTGTAATAGAATCTCTTAAAAACTTTATAGACTCTAACGCTAGGGTAAACCCAGAAATACTTCATCATGTTTACGAATGGTATGAAACAGGAAGCCCAAATGCAAGACTGTTTGATTTAGACTACATAGTAAATAACGATAGCGTAATATCTTTTAGTTACGAATTTTCTCAATCAAACTCTTATTCTAAAGGGTCAACGGTGCCATTTTACAATAAGGCAACAATTATGGAGAATGGTTCTCCTATAACAATAAGACCAAAACAAGGAGGGGTGCTGTCTTTTAATGACAATGAAGAGCAGGTGTTTACAAAAAAACCAGTTGTCGTAGAAAATCCAGGAGGTTCAGCCACACAAGGGGGTTTTGAAAACACACTAAAAGATTTCTTTAACAATTATTTTACACAGTCTTTCTTGATATCCAGTGGAATAGCAGAACATTTTAAAGATATAAGAACCTATAAAAACAATTTTGCGGCAGGTTCAAAGCAAGGAAAATCACTAGGATTTAAAGTTGGCTATGACTGGGTATCTAAAGGTGGTAGAATTGAATAATGAGTAAAACATCAATCCTGAATACCCCAGTGTTATGGGTAAATGCCTACCTGCAAGAAAAATTGCAAGACCTAGGTTTTGAAACAGTTCCATTCTTTCCAACCACACCATCTACAATTAACGATGTAACAGAGTTTTTTCCTCCAGGTGGAGTTATGTGTACTTACGACAGAATGATGAGAATGCGTAAGAGTTCTTTTCCACATATCAAGTGCGAGCAGTTGCTGTATTACTTTTATGCAACAGCAGAAAACTCAACTATCAACATGATTAAAATCACTGAAAAAGTAAATAGACTTATGGATGGTGAGGATGAAACAGCCCAAGACCTAAATGAGTGGTGCATTAAACATGGACCTATTGTAGTAGAGGGAGTAAGTCTTCAGCCAAACTTTAGATTCCACAGTTTCAGGGTATTTCAGTTGCAAGAAACAAGAGATATCATCAACTTTGCTTCAGCCAGAACCTATGGCGGTAACAAGATAGTCATCTACTATGACTACACAATGGTCGAATTAGAGTAATACCTAAAACTGTGTTATACTTATATAGAGGAAACACACGCCCATTAATTCATAAATGAAAGATGGTGAAATAAATATGGCATATACAAGAGGCTCAAACGCTAACATTATTGTTGGTGCTGCTGCATTGTTTGTAACAACAAACACAGCGTCACTAACATCAGCAACACG